GAAACGATCATCACAATGACGCTGGAGGCGGAAGTGGTTGGTATGGTGGTGGTCAAGGTGAATACTCCACAGGTGGTGGTGTAGGATACTTAGCAACAGAAAGATGGGGAGTGACTGGTAAGAGTTATGTGGGTGTTAATTACTTGCATCCTGAAAACACAAATAATGCACTTCAAAATGATAACGAACTATCTTCCGCATTTACATGGCATGGTAATGGATTATACGGAGAGGAAGCAAATCATCCATATGCGACCGCAACATACTTTAAGTCTCAAGGACTAGCATATCCCCCACACAGAAATGTTGTCGGTTACTATTATGGTAGAGCGACTGGTAGTCATACTAATGGTGGACATGGACTTGTTACAATTAAATTCAGACCATATACCGTCGAACCTGAAGGTATTAACGGAATCATACCGGGACAAGATGGCGCACCATTGACGGTATCGGGAGGTGGTCCCAACGGTGAACACTACGAGTGGCCTAGAAGATCGGGTGATTGGTATTTTGATCCCGACTCGCAATAATTCTTATACATACAAGAGTAATAACAATAGGAGTGTTCTCTAAATGGCAGGACAAAGAACAAGTGCGATAGGATTGAATGGACCGATTGGTGTTCAGGATAATCGAAATGCAATCATCAACGGTGATTACAACATCTTTCAGCGTGGACTCAGCAGTGATGTGAGTGCAACTGGAGGTGCTGGTGGTCGAGTATTCAATCAGTTTGTTGCTGATCGATGGAGACTGTACGTTCAAGCACTCGCAGGTTCAACTAGTCCAGATATTCGAGTGAGTCAAGAGCAGTTTACTCCCGGTGAACCAAGCAACTCATCAGTTGCGAGTGATAATTATATTAACATTCGTGTCGGTCCTACAGGCGATGTATCTGGTAACTCAACTCACGGTTATGGAAACTTTGGTGGGTTCTGTGGTGCAATCGGAACAACAGTCGATGATGGTGCTGCTGCTGCAAACTCTTTTGTTGCTCTCATTCAAGATATTGAAGATATAAACACCTTTCATAGCAAGAGTGTAACTCTGACTTTCCAAGCAAAGTCAGACATTACCGATGTTACCGTTGTCCCTATTCTTAAACAATGCTTTGCGGGTGGAACGACTGATCACACAATCGTCGGACTTACAGCAAGTGGTTTCCCCGGAGCAACTTTAACCTCTGACTGGAAACGGTTTGAAACTAATTTTAAAGTTCCCTCACTGAAAGGTCAACCCGCTGTTGGTACGTCGGGAGACTCCGCACTTCAACTTCAGATTGTTCTTCACGCTCACTCTGGAAGAGTCGGTCAAGGAATTACTTTTGGATTAGGCGGACCATCTGGAAAAACAGGAAACATTGGATTTGCTCAAGTGCAACTTGAACAAGGCGACAAACCAACGACATTTGAAAAGGTAGAACATTCACTCGAATTGCAACAGTGTGAAAGATTCTTTGAGAAAAGTTATGATCATGAGTTTGCTCCGGGTCATGCTGCAAGTGATGTAAAGGGTTCTTCATCTAAAGGACTGGTCACTTTCCTTCAAGATGTTCACGCGACACGAACTATTAGTGATAATGTGATGTTCAAAACTCTTAAGAGAGTTTCACCCGGATTTAGTGCAGCATCGATGGATGCTATTGGACTTCCAGTAAACATACCAGCACAGATTAAAGGTGTTAACGTTTTTAATCCCGTGGGTGGAAACTCTGGAGGAATCAGAAGTATACACGGAAGTGCGTCTGAGGGTGGAGCAGTGGTAACACCAAATGTCACAGACTTGCTCGTTGTTCGTCCAGAGAATGTCAGTCAAAATGGATTTGGTAGTCTGCGAATCGGAACGGTAGCAGGCGCAGAAAACCCAGATAACTTCTTCTACGTCGGAGCGATTCACTATGTCGCTGACGCAGAACTTTTGGTAACAACACAATAAGGTAGGGGAATAGATGGCAAACGAAAACTATAGTGCAAGTGGATCTGCCACTTTTGTTGTTGAAGAAGGTAATCTTATCGATAACCCAGACTTTATCATTTACGTTGGAACTACAGGTAGCGACGTAGGTGGAGATGGTTCAGTTACAAATCCCTATAAGACACCACAAAAAGCAATTGACTCTTTGTCATCGAAGCGAATTGGTTCACAGGGTTTTGTGACAATTCAGTGTGGTGCAGGTAGATATGGTCTTTCAAAACCAATCGAACTGAGTCACCCCGACAGTTTGCGAATTGGTATTCGTGGTGCTGATGTTAAGCACTACTATATGACTAAGTGTGCAGGATTCACATCGTCACACGGAACCACCGCAGAGGTGCAAACAATTGGTAAAACTGTTAGCATCAAAGGAACAACCGCAGAGCGAAGTTATATTTCTTCAATCAGACTTAATGACCTCGACTGGGAATTAAACCCTACACTAAAAAATATTGGATTGCGTGATGGTGTTAGTGGTGACTTTGTTCTCATTCGTGACTTTACACTTGCACACGAAAAACGCTACTCTCCACAGGAAGAGGAATATGGTGTTACAGCAGCGAGGCGAATGACGCTTTGTGGATGCTTTGAAGTAACAGACAACTATGCAGGCGCAAATAATAATGGAAGTGATGATCCAAATGTACCCGGAAAGGGTCTTGTGAATCTAATTCATAAGTTTCATAATGGACCATTGTTTAAGGACTACCCTGCTCCTGCGAGTTACGTCCCCCATGAGGGACAAGAAACAAAGGGCATTCAAATAGGTGGACTTCCTTCTGCTTATACTGATACGTTCAAGTATGAACTAGCGGAGGGTGGAATTAATGCTAGTCCTGATTTTGAGTATTCTACTGATCCAAGTCCAAGACTTGTAAAGACTGCAAACTCTGGACTGAATTTTGATGAGACTGTTTTTGGAAATACTGCTGAGGGTTTAGGACCAGATGAAATTGCAAGTTCGATAGGTGTTACTGGATACATTTCACCTCTTCAAACGAACGTGACTAACGGAACCGCAAGAGGAAATCGTAAGTTCTTTATCAAGGAACCAAGCACTCCTGCTGGTGCAGCACACATTACAGATAACAAAATGGTTGCATCGCACATCAGAACAATATTCGATTTCTCTGATTACAACGAACCCGGAATAAAACTTGAAGGTGATTCTTCTGGATTAGGATTCCTTCACAATGTTGTTCTGTCAGGACCGTGGAAGCAGTTCGAGGCACATTCACATGGTGTAACGAATGATGACATTCTAGGTCAAGGAGATGGTAGTTCAATCCACTCAAACAAAAGTGCAGGAATTTTTATGAGTAATGCATCTCAAATGGTCTATGCTTTAGGCGCAACCGGAGAGAAGAGAGCGAGAGAGACTCTTAGAAGTGAATTCGGAACACTTGCTGAAGATGGAATCTTTGGTGGAGTGAGTATGAATAAAATATCATCTTCAGATATTACAATGTTGAATGTTGGTATCAGTGGATTTAAGAGAGGCGTTTATGCAACAAACAACTCTTTTGCTGATTGTAAAACTGTGGTGATATCAAACTGTGATATTGGATTACATGCGAGGCATAACTCATCCATAAATGCAAGTCACTCTGTAATTACTGGAATTGAAGGAGTTGGTGCGCAAGCATTGTCTAATAGCAATGTAGCAACTCATAGAACCATGTATTCAAATATATCACATGCACCGTTTATTTACTATATCTTTATGGTAGATCAAGAAAACTTAACTGATACTGATAATACCAGATTCTCAAGATCATTTATACCGGGAGATCCAATCGCTCTTGCAAATGGAACCGAAGAAAATGCTTATGTTGGAGATCCTGTGGGTATTGTAAAAATGGTTCACCCAAATAAAGAAAGACAGGGATTCGTGGTTCTTTTTTATAACTATAGAAACAATTATGGAGTTCTTCCAAATGCAAAGAAGGTTCAGCAGTTTGGATTTACTCTTGACACAATCCGTGCGCCTGGACTAACTTCAGACTCAACCATTTCTCAAGACACAATCGGTCATGAGTTCGCTGATCGAGGTGGATTAACCGCGAGTAATGGAGGAACAAGAATACTGTCAGCATCTTTCTATGGTAATAGTGGAATTGCTAATGGTATTGGACGGGGGACTGCCATAAACGTACACAATAACTCAGAGTTTTTGTCTAGAGAATCCACATTCTCGTACATGGGTGCGCAAGCGATTTATGCAGGATCAGTTTCAAAGGTTGCCGTAACCGATTGCTCGTTCTCTCAATCACACCGTGGAGTGATGGTATCAGGAGAGGCACATGTTGGATGTGGTGCTAGCACTTTCAACACATTTATAGAGTCCGCTTGTCGAGCAAATTCGTCTTCTACATTGGACATGCATGCTTCGGTGGTAAATAACTGTAGATATGCTGTTTACTTGGAGAATAACTCTTCAGCAGAAGTTAGTTCAATTAATGTCCATGAGGGTCTAAGTGAAAACATGAAAAATATGATCAAGGTGGTTCATGGATCTCACATTAAAGGTGTCGGGATGGGTGTTTTCTTCTTAGGTCCAAGATACGGAGGAAACTGCATCCCCATTGATCCAGAGATTGTTGATCTTGATGTGGTCAATGACCTCTATGCGGAAAACTTTATCGCGGACATAGATGTAACGTCGTTTGCAGTTCCAAACGGAATTGAAGTTGAAGGATCTTTTGGTGATGATTTAGCAGGAGACATTTTCAGTTGAGAAGGAGCAACAATGTCTAAGTCAATAAAAGTAAGATTAGACTCTAGAACAGGTGAGATTCTTGAGCAATTAAACGAAGGAATCGATACTGAGGATGCGTTCATCACCGGAACCAGAATAATTACTGTTCCGCAAAATGTTCTTAGGCGATCACTTGGTAGAAGTGACAATTTTAATTATGACATTGATCCCAGAACAGAGCAAGAAATCATAATGCAATCACAAAGCAGCGGAACTGGTGGATCCACTTTAGGTATCGAAGGTGATGGAATTTTCTTATGGAATGATGTTGTAAGATCAAATGTCACGCGAGTCACAACGGCGGTGGGTGAAACAACTCCTGTGTATAGCACAAACATTAAAAAGTTTGGAACTTCATCAGTAAGATTCCCAACGGTGGGAAGTGGGACTGGTGGTATTTTAATTATTCCTAATGATGCACCGGGATTGAGTCTTGGTGGAAGAGGTCATCATATCGGTGGAGGTAGTGGACCAGTTACCGGAGTCTCCGCAGGATTTAGTGGTGATGTTCTTTTCAACGTACACATCTACCCAGTCTCAACTGCAACATCTGAGGAAGTGATTGTCGCTCAGGGAAGCACATCGGGCGGAAACACCGGACAGTCATTTAAACTTTACAGAGACTCCTCAAATAATATTAAGTTTGATTTTAACGCACAAGCAGATGGTTCTTCTTCATTTACTCGAACACTTACTGTTGCAGCGAATACAGGTGTGACTAGGGGTCAGTGGCATCATATTGCAGTTCTTTACAGAAGTAGAATGGGGGGTAGCAACGCATCACAGGTGATTCCTTATTTTAACGGAGCAAGTAGTGATGGACTCGCAGGATTTGCGAATGATCTTCTTAAGTCAAATGAACCTATTACAGTAGGTGGGTTGAAAGACGGAGGAAAACCATTCAATGGATTAGTTGACGATCTGTTTATTAACATGGGTCCAAGTGGAGGAACCGTTGCTGCTGGTCATACTGGACCAACGATTACTGTTCCAACAGTTGGTGCTACGGTCGATCCACAGTCAACTCTTTTCCTTTTAAACTTTGACGGTCCAAGCGGTGCATCTAATTTTTATGTCCGTAACTTTGAAGAAACCACTGCTATCGTCACAGGATTCAGTAACGTAAATTCAAACCCTCTTCTCGGCGTTAGAGATATCGTAACGACTGGATATGCTACAGGAGGATTCAATCCTGCACATGGATTCCTAGAAAATGGTGGCACTGCTGTGTATGCGATTGGTTCCACCAGTGACATACTGATTGACCTTGATGAGAAAAAAGCAATAAAGATTGATCAATTGTCAACTGCTGCTGAAAACTATGTTAATCTTGTTACCATGTCTGGAAACAGTGGTGGTTCAGGTGATTTCCCAACCCTATATGGAAATCACGGGAGTATTGCTGGTGGACACGGAGATCCTGCGTTTATTGGAAATGATGCAGGAGGTTTTGCATTAAGACCCAATATCGGAACACTTGATAAATTGTCCAAGTTAGCAACGAACATTTTGATTTCCGGTGGAACTGCTTCGTTTACAAACACTAATTTTACATTGATTGATGATAACGGAAATCAAATTGGTTTGAGTGCTGGCCATGTTGTTTCTGCTTACAGGGATGTGTTTACGTTTAGACAAAACTTGGAAGAGGATCTTGACATTAATATTACAGAGGTAATTAACACAGCAGGAAACTCAGGTGAAGGATTCTCATCAATTTCAAGTAAGGGTCTTTCTGCGAGCAAAATTTTAGACGTTGAAGAAAACCAGTCCATCAAGGGATTTAGTCAAAAGGGAGTGGGAGCAGTCGGTGCAGGAACCACCGCAGCATTTGTGACAGGTAAATCAGCATCTTTATCAGTATCAAAAGAAAAACTCGTAGCATCTAAACTTGATCTTAAAGTTAGTAGCATTCTCTCTAGTGGAGGTTAACATTATACATGCGATCTTTTTGTCATACCCCAGAAAACGAAATAATCATCAATGAAAAATATAGGTTCTCTCTAGAGTTATTTAAAAAATTAGAACCTAATTATAGTTTACCAGAGTTTATCATATCAAGAAGATACTTTTCTGGTAAGAAACACGAAGTTTCAAGTGGTGATCATAGAGAGTTCTTGCCTTTGCCATGGACTGAAGGTGAAAGATTGATCGACAGACTTCCTGAGTTGGTTTATCTTGAGCAGCATGAACAAATAAAGGAACAAGAGCGATTAGACTATGTGAACAGAATCAAAAATAATGCCGATTCTCCAATGTAAAATATCATAAATAGAAATAGAAACGGAGACTAGTATGGCATCACCAACATCAAGACAAACTCTAAAAGATTATGCTCTTCGTAGATTAGGGAGTCCCGTTGTTCAAATCAACGTAGATGACTCTCAGATTGAGGATAGACTCGACGACGCTCTTCAGTTTTTTGCAGAGTATCATTTCGATGGTGTAGAGAAGTTTTACTTTAAGCACGAAGTTACAGATACAGATATCGCTAACGGTTACATCGACATGGATGGTGTTGATGAGTCTGTGATTAGTGTCGTTAGACTTTTTCAATTTTCAGATAGCACGGTAAATATGTTTGATGTTCGATATCAAATCGCACTACACGATTTTTATGGATTGAGAACGGGTATCAGTAATATTGCATACTACGATAATGTAAAACGTCACTTAGCGATGTTGCAACAGATTTTAGATCCTGAAAAAGCAATTCGATTCAGTAGAGTTACTAACAGACTACATGTGGACATGGACTGGAGTGAGGATGTAAATGCTGGAGAGTTTTTAGTGATTGAGGCATACGCAGTCTTAAATCCTGATACCTATCCTGAGATTTACAACGATAGACTTCTTAAACAGTATTTTACTGCACAAGTAAAAAGACAATGGGGTTCTAACTTATCAAAGTTTGAAAACATCACTCTCCCCGGTGGTGTGCAGTTTAATGGATCACAAATCTACGATCAGGCGCAACAAGAAATTGAAAAGATCGAAGAAGAGGTACAACTGAAGTACGAACTTCCTCCGAACTTCATGGTAGGGTAAGGAGTAGAAGATGGCAGTTAACTCTCATTTTTCTCGTCAACCGTTTGAAGGCGACGTTGTAGAGGACTTAACCATTGAGTCGATTAAGATTCATGGTAGAGATATGATCTATATCCCCAGAACACTTGTCAATGAGGATGAGTTGTTTGGTGAGGATACAATCTCAAAATTTACAGAGGGTAACGCTATCGAGATGTATATCGAGAGTGTGGACGGTTTCGAGGGAGAGGGAGACTTCATCTCGAAGTTTGGTCTTGAGATCAAAGATACTATGAGTTTGATCGTATCGAGAAAAAGATTTGAAGAGCAGTTAGGACATGTCGCTACTCGACCCAGAGAAGGCGATTTAATCTTCTTCCCTTTGTCAAAGGGTCTGTTTGAAATCAAGTTCGTGGAGCATGAAAATCCATTTTATCAACTTGGTAAACTGTATACATTTAAACTTTCTTGTGAGTTGTTCTCTTACAGTCAAGAAGAAATCGACACAGGATTCAGCGAAATCGACTCGCTGGAGGACAACAGAAAAGAGTTCTCGCTCAAACTTACTCTTGGTACTCGCGTCAGTGGTGCATCAAACACAAACTTCCACGAGGGAGAGACGGTATATCAAGTCAGTGGATTCTCTGGGGATAGAGCAGTTCTTGGAAACACCGCAGCAAACGCAACGGCGAAAGTTATGGATTGGGATTCCGACAACAAAATTCTGTTCATCTCTGGAATCTCAGGTTCCTCTATCAACACTGGTGGAGGGAGCGATACAATTATCGGAGAAACAAGTTCGGCAGAGTACCTGCTTTCCACAAGCACAGAGTCTACGATTATCGTTACCACCGAGGGAACAGGCGACATTGCTGGAGATAATGAATTGATCGAGTTTGAGGTAGACAAGGATGGAATCTTTGACTTTACTGATATCGATCCATTCTCTGATGGAGGTTATTCCTAATGTTCGGTGCAAGAAGATTTTATCATAGTTCTGTTCGCAAACTTGTGATTGCGTTTGGATCATTGTTCAACGATGTTCGTATCGCAAGATTCAATTCTGACGGATCGGTTAAAGAAACGATCAGACTTCCCATATCATACGGACCTAAAGAAAAATTCCTGCGTAGATTAAACGAACCAAGTTCGATATCTGACGGAACAAAGGTTGAGATCACACTTCCAAGACTTTCATTTGAAATCACTGGTATAAACTATGACGCATCTAGAAAAAGAAACACGATGCAGAAAAAAGTGATGGGTGTCTCTGGTGATAATAATCTTCGTAAATTTAACTTTGCAGAGGTTCCCTACAACGTTGATTTCTCCTTGTCTGCTATGGTGCGAAATACCGATGATGGATTGCAGGTCATTGAGCAGATTCTTCCATACTTTACGCCTGAGTTCAATATTACAATTAATATTAATGATCTGAACCAAAGACAAGACATACCGATTATTCTCACAGGACTTGATACACAAGAGGACTTTGAGGGTGATTTTGATGCAAGACGAAGCATTACATATACTCTATCGTTTACAGCAAAAACATACATGTACGGAGAGGGAAGAACATCCGGTGTCATTCTCAAGACAGAGAACACGTTCTTCAACTTTGGTGGTTCTGGTGGAGCAGCGTTTGCTTACGGTCCAACTGGTGCTACAATTGAAGGAAATACAGGCGCATTCTCAAGAGTGGATGTCAATGTTACTGGTCCATCCGGTGCATCGTCAGACAGAGTAACAGGATTCTCTGCTGATACAAACATCTTTATTAGAGGAACATCAGCAGACGGACCAAGCGGTGCGCCTTACATAAATGAACTAGGAGTGACAATCTAATGGGTGAAAAAAAGTCAGTCGATGAGAAAATAGCAGATGAACTGGGTGTAGAATTACATGAGACTGAAATACAAAAACATGAACCAACAGAAATAGTCCAGTCAACAGAACACGCAGACCAAGATTATAGAGCAGTAAGAAGTAATCTCTATGACATCATTTCAAAAGGTAATGATGCGATTGATGGTATTTTGGGTGTAGCATCTGAGGGTGACTCACCAAGAGCATATGAAGTTGCTGCACAAATGATCAAAACGGTTGCAGAGGCAAACAAGGATCTTGTGGATCTTCACAAGCGAATGAAAGATATTCGTAAAGAAGAAACAAATATCAATACCACAACAAATAATGCTATTTATGTTGGTTCAACCAAAGACTTACAGCAACTTATAGATCAATCTAGGAGTGCTGCAAAAAATGTGACCAACGAGATCGTGGAAAATGACTGAAGGATATCTTGGTAATCAAAATCTAAAACCAGCAGGTGTTGAGGTTCCGTTTAGCGAAGAGGATGTAAAGGAGTATGTAAAATGCTCTCAGGATCCTGTTTATTTCGTCAGAAAGTATATTAAGATTGTCAGTCTCGATGAGGGACTCATACCTTTTGATCTATATGATTATCAAGAAGATATCATTGAAACGGTTCATGCGAATAGATTTGTCATTGCAAAACTGCCTCGACAGACTGGTAAATCGACAACAATGGTTTCTTATCTTTTGCATTACATTCTTTTTAATCAGGATGTGAATGTTGCTATCCTTGCAAACAAACTTGCAACCGCAAGAGAATTATTACACCGACTAAAACTTGCGTATGAATATCTTCCTAAGTGGATGCAGCAGGGTATTGTAGAATGGAACAAGGGTTCTATTGAGTTAGAAAATGGTTCTAAAATTTTAGCATCTGCAACATCATCTAGTGCCGTTCGGGGTGGATCTTTCAACATGATCTTCCTTGATGAATTTGCATATGTTCCTCCCGGTGTTGCAGAGGAGTTCTTTAGTTCTGTTTATCCTACAATCTCTTCGGGTAAAACGACCAAAGTTCTTATAGTTTCTACACCCAAAGGACTTAACATGTTTTATAGATTTTGGGTGGATGCACAGGAGGGTAGAAATCAATACGTTCCTATCGATGTTCACTGGAGTCAAGTTCCGGGTAGAGATGATAAATGGAAACAGCAAACGATTGCAAATACATCTGAAGAGCAGTTTCAAACAGAGTTTGAGTGTGACTTCGTAGGATCAACTGCCACTTTAATATCTTCTCATAAACTTAAAACACTAGCATACAAAAAACCCTTGTTCAAAAACGATGAGGGTCTTGCAGTATACGAAAAACCACAAAAAGATAAAACTTATGCAATGTGTGTGGACACATCTAGGGGTCAGGGTAAAGACTATAGTGCATTTATAATTGTTGATGTTACAACAGTACCGTATAAATTGGTTGCAGTTTATAGAAACAATACGATTCCACCGATGCTGTATCCAAATGCGATTCGTGCTGCGGGTAAACAATACAATAATGCACACGTTTTGATTGAAATAAATGATATTGGTGGTCAGGTTGCAGATATTTTACACAATGACTTAGAATATGATAATATTTTGCAGGTTTCTGTGAAAGGCAGAAAAGGACAAGTCCTAGACGGTGGTTTTGGTAAGGGGGGAAGTCAACTCGGAATCAGAACAACAAGTGTAACAAAGAGACTAGGATGCTCTATTCTAAAAAGTTTGATCGAGGAGGATAAGTTTATAGTCGAGGATATAGACGCGGTAAATGAACTTACGTCCTTTATATCAAAAAGAAACTCATATGAGGCAGATGATGGTCATCATGATGACGTAGCGATGAGCATGGTTATGTTTTCGTGGATGACCACACAACCTTATTTCAAAGAACTATTGAATTCTGACATTAGAGATGCGATGTATGGTGATAAAATGAAACAAGTAGAAGAGGAAATGACACCATTTGGGTTCATAGATGATGGTGTGGGTGATATTGGTGGTTATGAAATAGATGGAGATGGTACAGTATGGAGACAGGCAGACGACTGGATTCGTCGTGACTGAATCATGAAAAAGTATAAATAGTTCCGAATTAAACCTAAGAAAAAAGGTAACACCCGATATACCATAAAGGAGAGACAAATGGGATTTCAAGTTAGTCCAGGCGTAAATGTATCAGAAATTGATTTGACCACGATTGTCCCTGCGGTCGCCACCACAAGTGCAGGGTTTGCTGGTTGCTTTAGATGGGGACCAGTCGGTGAGCGTGTTTTGGTCGATAGTCCTAACCGTCTCCGAGAGATTTTCGGACCACCCGACGATAACACATCAAACTTCTTTTTCACAGCATACAACTTTTTAGGTTATGGAAATAACCTGTCCAT